ATGATCCTACGATCTATGAACGCGTAAATAGTTACCGCGACTGGCCAAAAAATGATGTACATTATAACGTACTTGATATATAAGGGATAATATGAAAACGCTTATAACATCTCCTTTTACTCCTGTCTCCTCGAATATTCATTCACATCGTGCTGCGCAAGCCGCCATCTATGCAGAACAAATTTCTGTAGAAAATGGCGGTGTAGTGCATCTCGATCGAACAGGTGACATTCATGATGACATCAACTCATTCGATAGCATCTACGTATATCATGGAAACGACTGGTTTGGTTCATTGAACCTTTTCGGCGGCATGAAAAATTACGGTAACATCGACAACTTAATTCGATTCTCCAAAATAGAAAAAACAAAAAAAGTATACTCGCTCTGGATCGACCATCCAAAGTATAGCGAGATGCTTGCTCCTCGTCTGAAAGATGACATCCACCCTGATTGGCATAAGGTCGACTGGGAAAATCTCAAATACATCGAAGACAATGCCATTACAGTTCGGCAGATTGAAGTTGTCAATCGTGTTGTGGCTGGTGATAGTCATGCCATTTGCATGTATCGTCCAGGTTGGTTTGTCAACTCCGTTCCATTCAAGACTCTACACGGTGCATTGAAGGAAGGTCTCAATACTTTTATCGATCCAGAACATGAGATCGCAGAATTCTACTTTGGTAACATCGACGTACGTCACCATCTTTGCCGCCAACCAGATCCTGAAAAGGCTGCTCGAGATTTGGCGAATAGATACTATGAACAACTCTCTCAACTAGATCTTGCAAAGGTCTCTGCATACGAGTTGCTTCCTATCGAGAATGAATCTCGTGTTCTTCCAAAAACTGGCTACTATAAAGGCACACCATTTTACGGATCTTGGGATCAGCGTAACGCAGTGCGTCTCGCCTTTAAAGATGAGATGAGAAAGCTGTGTGCTCAAGGCAGTGTCAATTTCATCGAATGGGTTGATCCGCTTCTCAATGACAGAGGCGAGCTCGACTTCGAATGCATGGAAAAACCAAAGTCGGTTCATCTCTCACGAGCATCTTATCCACATTGGCAAGGCCGTAAATGGTCTGGTCTATCTGAAAATAAACCCGCAACTCTAGAGGACTTTTTTGCATGAGTGATAATGAAAACGTGATGGGATTTCCAGTCCCAAAGCACGAAGTAGTAGGACACGGATCTACCTTGTCTATTACCAGCCTTCCAGGTAAAATGGCCCCAACTACCGGCCTTAAGGGTAACATGGGAACAGCTGAAACTTTTATTCCTGGTTTTCCAGCGAAGCATCTCATTGATTATAAATACAATGAAGGCGAATTGATTAAACAAATTCAGTCTTACGTCGATGCTACCTACGCTCAGCATTATTCCCGAAATAAATTCCAAGCAACAGAATTCATCATTGACGCCGGTCATGGTACTGGTTTCAACATCGGGAATATGATGAAGTATACGCAACGATATGGTCGCAAAGGCGATCCAAAAGAATGGCGAAAGGACCTCATGAAGGTTATTCACTACGCCATCATGCAACTCCACGTACACGACACTGAATATAAGGATTAATTATGGGTATTGAAATTAATGTTCCAATGGAAGAGCTGCGTAAGCGTAAGCTCTTTATCGCCGCACCAATGTATGGTGGACAATGTGCAGGTATGTTTACCCGCTCAATCGCAGATCTCTCGGCACTCTGCACACACTATGGAATTCAAGTCAGATTCTACTTCCTCTTCAATGAGTCTCTGATTACTCGCGCACGTAACTACTGTGCTGATGAGTTCATGCGTTCAGGTGATACTCACTTGATGTTCATCGACTCAGACATTGGATTCAATCCAAATGACGTGATCGCTCTTCTCGCTCTACAAAATCCAGATGCAACTGAAGATAACTACGATATTATCGCTGGTCCATATCCGAAGAAGTGCATTAGCTGGGAAAAGATCAAAGTTGCCGTCGACAAGGGTATGGCTGACGAGAATCCAAATGATCTTGAGAAGTATGTAGGTGACTACGTCTTCAATCCGACTGGCACGACCAATGAAATTCCTCTCGGCGAACCAGTCGAAGTGCTTGAAGCTGGCACAGGTTTCATGATGATTCGCCGCAACACCTTCGAGAAGTTCCAAGAAGCCTATCCTCAGCAGTTCTATAAGCCAGATCACGTTCGTACTGAACACTTTGATGGTAGCCGCGAGATCATGGCATTCTTCGATACACCTATCGATCATAAGCGTACGAACATCAATGCTGAACTCAAGGAATTCCTCGAGAAGAATCCGAAGGCAAAGGCCGAAGAGATCTTGGCATTCGTGCAAGATCCGAACAATGGTCTGCTGAAGGATTACTCGAAGCGTTACCTCTCTGAAGACTATATGTTCTGTCAGTGGGTTCGCAATGCTGGCATGCATGTATGGCTATGCCCGTGGATGGAATTGAAGCACGTCGGTTCGTATGTGTTTGGTGGTTCTCTACCAGATATTGCCCGCATCGGTGCTTCTGCAACTGCAGATCCTTCTGCACTTGGAAAGAATAAAAAATAAGAGTGTACAATAAACACTGCAATTGGTATAGTGAATATTCCGAACATATGGAGATTTATAATGAAATTAGATAATGACACGCTGCAAGTACTCAAGAATTTCTCGGCTATTAATAAGAACATCATGTTCAAGCCAGGTAATGTGATCCGTACTATTTCCAGTACAAAGTCTGTTCTTGCGAAAGCAACAATTAAGCAAGACTTCGATAAGGGTTTTGCCGTATACGACCTCTCACGGTTTATCGGCACCCTTTCCTTGTTTAATGATCCTGAGATTGAAATCAAGGATTCATACGTAGAGCTCATCGAAGGCAACAACAAGTTTCAGTACGCTGTCACTGATCCTTCGCTGATCATCGTTCCACCTGATCGTGAGATTGAATTGCCAAATCCTGAAGTCAATTGCTTGATTTCTGAGGAAGCACTCAATCGAGTAATGAAGGCTCTGAGTGTATCTCAGTTGCCAGAAATCGCCATCGTCGGTAAGAACGGTAAGATCTTGCTTCAAGCAGTCGATACACGTGGAACTAGCAACGACTCTTTTAGTGTCGAAGTCGGTGAAACTGAAGCTCGCTTCCGCATGGTATTCCGTTCGGATTGTATGAAGCTGATTCCTGGTTCTTACGATGTTTCGATCTCTTCGAAGGGACTCAGCCATTGGAAGGGTGCTACTGTAGAGTACTGGATCGCCGTCGAATCCAACTCTTCGTTCGAAGCTTAACGGATGGTGACTGGCCGCCATAAGATGCCAGCGTATACAGTGCACCTTCGGGTGAAGCGGTCGATACGAAAAGGCGACACCGGAACTCGTAACCGGTACTTTGATTTTGACGGAGATATATTATGCTTGAAGATTTTTTGTGGGTCGAGAAGTATCGCCCAAAGACTGTGTCCGACACTATCCTGACAGATGAACTGAAGAAGACATTTCAACAGTTCGTAGATCAGAAGAACATTCCTAACCTCATTCTCTCTGGTACGGCAGGTGTCGGTAAGACGACTGTCGCCAAAGCCATGTGCGAAGAGCTTGGATGTGACTACATCGTTATCAACGGTTCGATGAATGGCAACATCGACATGCTACGTAACGACATCTCTCAGTTTGCTAGCTCTGTGTCCCTGATGGGTGGAAGAAAGATGGTTATCCTCGACGAGGCCGACTATCTCAATCCTCAGTCGACTCAGCCAGCTCTGCGTAACTTTATGGAGGAATTCAGTGCAAATTGTGGATTCATTCTTACTTGTAATTTTGTCGATCGGATTATTGAGCCACTACATTCTCGATGCTCGGTTATCAAGTTTAAGATTCCTAAGTCAGAACTCCCTTCTCTCGCGAAGCAGTTTATGCAGAGGGTATGTGGAATCCTCGACAATGAATCGGTTTCTTATGAAAAAGCGGTCGTTGCTGAAGTCATCAAGACACACTTTCCAGATTGGCGCCGTGTTATCAACGAGCTTCAGAGGTATAGTGCTACTGGCAGCATTGACACTGGGATCCTTAGGAATTTCTCGGATTCTGCTCTCACTAAGCTGATCGGTTACATGAAGGACAAGAACTTCACAGCTGCTCGTAAGTGGCTTGGAGAGTCTGACATCGAGCCTACTGAATTCTTCCGTGCCTTCTTTGATAAGGCAGAAGATCATATCGCAAAGAGTAGTATGCCTCAACTCGTACTGCACCTCGCGAAGTATCAGTATCAGAATGCTTTCTCGGCCGATCCTGAAATCAATCTCATGGCATGTCTCACCGAAATTATGGCTGACTGTGAGTTCCTGTGATCTGGAAAAAGAAGTGTCCTGTCTGCACGGATAAGTATCCTAAGAAAGCGGCGTTCCATGAACTCCGCCTCGAAACTGCAGAAGGGACAGTATCTCTTGAGATCTGTGAAAAATGTGCAGACTTCTTTGACAAGTCTGCTGATGTGATTATGAAAGGCCGTAGCGATGAAACCGTTCGACTTCGTGACTTCGATAAATTCGACCAAGAAGAACCTGATGAAAGGTACGGAGAATGATACTCTAGCTGAGAAGACTTATAGTCCTTGGCTAACTAATCGATCTCTGTCTTACTTTGCGGATAGTATCCATGCCGCAAACATGATGAACTGCAACCACCACCTCGACAATAAACTCCAATATTCTTTTTTGATAAATATTATTCGGCCCAGTAAACGCTTTGCAAAGTGGGTGAAGAAAGAAAAGGATGGAGATCTCGAAGCGGTTGCAGAGTATTACGGTTATAACCGTCGTGCTGCCAAGGCAGCTCTTGATATCCTCTCCTCTGAACATATAAACATAATAAAGAAAAAGATTCAGAAGGGTGAAACATGAGTGTTTTAGAAAGTTTAATTGAAGTGAGGCTGGGCGAAGAAGATGATTTCTTAAAGGTTCGCGAGACCTTAACTCGCATCGGCGTTGCTTCACGCAAGGACAAGACTCTTTATCAGTCTTGCCATATCCTACACAAACAAGGCAAATATTACATCGTTCATTTTAAAGAGCTGTTTGCTCTTGACGGTAAGCCAACAGATTTTTCCTCAGAAGATCAAGGACGTAGAAATACTGTCGTCAAACTTCTATCTGACTGGGGATTAATTGCCGTAGTGGATCCAGATAAGATCGTGGATCCTCAGACTCCATTGAACCAAATTAAGATCCTTCCATTCAAAGAGAAAAATGAATGGAGCCTCGTGACAAAATATAATATAGGAAGAAAGAAATGAGCAAGCAAGTAAAATTCGTAGAGTTCATCAACGAGACAGGTGGCAAGTATCTTGTCAATGTCGACCTTCTGATTGGTGTCGTTGAACACCGTGGCAAGGTGATGATTCGTACTATCGACGATCGTGGTTCTGATACCATTCTCGATACCATCGATGAAGTTGTAGAGAAGCTAGCAGCTCTTAACGACTAAAGCCTAAAAACTTTTTTAAAATAAATGCGCTCGGATTCGCTTTCGGGCGCATTTTAGCATGTACATTATTATCAAAACAAGGTATCCTGGATATATGATGATGAAAGGAAATACTGACATGCTTACTCTCTCGGACATCAATGCTCTCACCGACAGTCGTGACGGCGACATCTACTCTGACCTGTACAAGGACGTGTACGGTAGTCGCCCGCGGGGTGCACAGTTCGAGTCTCTCGAAGAGTTTCAAGATGACTATGATTTCCTCTGCAATCGACTCGACGAGCAGATCGAAGAAGAGCGCATTCAGCAGTCTCGCAACTTTGCTGCCTTCGTTGAGCGTGTTCAAGAGACGATGGAAATC